ATCTAATTTATGGTCTTCTGCACATATTTCAGGATCAATGCCTAAACGTCTAGCACGTTTAACTAAATACGCCCAATCAAAAAATACAAAATTCCAACCCATTATTGCAAGCTGTTTTCTAAATACTTTAGAAAACAAATGATACAACATATCAAATTCATTTGAAAAAAAATTAAACTTAAATTTAATACTTTGAACTATTGGAAAATCTTTAAAATATTCTTTAAATCGATCTTCCATTTCTAAATTATCTTTTTTATCTATATTTTTTATACCATATACATTAACAAAATTAGTTTCTTCGTCAAATATACATACTGTCAATATTCTTTCAACCGGGTCATGCATCATTTGGTCAATTGACCTACCCAACATTTCAGTTTCAATATCACAATATGACTTATATGGTTCATTATACTCGTAAATCAAATCTTTCTTAGATGATGGTAAAGTTTCAAGTAACTCAACCATACGAAATTTATTCAAATACTTTGCATTTTTACGATATACGGTTTTCCCAGTTTCCCAGTCAACCATTTCATTATCTTTAATGCCACTTGCTGGATCTTTACTCCATTCAAATAATTCGCTTCTAGGAATTTCAAATGTTAACCATTCTAATCGTTTTTGTTTATTAATTCTAGAAATCTTTATGTGTTGTTTTTTATTTATACTATCTTGTGCATAATTTAATAACATATATTATACCCCAGTAGAACCAAATCCACCTTCACCTCTATCTGATATATCATTATATAAATCTTCCAATGATACTTCTTCAGGCGTCGGTAATCCAATATTATACATAATAAATTGTACTATTTTATCACCTGGTGAAATTACAACTTCATTATTTCCAACATTGTGTAAATTAATATGAACTTCACCTTGATATGATGAATCAATAACTTGTGCTCCCACTAATAATTGTTTTTTAGATGCTATCCCAGATTTATTATTTGCTACCAATGCCCAACCATGATCAAAATGTACCTTAATCCCAGAAGGTATTAAAACACTTTCACCTGGCTTTATATTATAACTTTCAGAATCATTTGGAATAAAAAAATCAATGCCTGCATCAGTGGCGTGTGCTCTTAATGGACTTTTAACGTCACGTACTTTAGCAAATCTTAATCTAACTGACATATATGCTCCTTTTAATTAATGAAAATAATATTTAATTGTAGTATTAAATTCTTCAAAAGTTTTGTTTTTTTAAAAATATTTTCATTCTCAAAAACTTTTTATTTTTTTACACTATAATTACAATAGGATTTGTATTATGTACAGATACCTTTATAAGAAAGCATAAAATATTATAAAGTTTTTGAGAAAGCACACAGTAACATAAAGATTTAAAGATTATAACATTATTTTATTAATTGGTTTTAAACTTGTTTTATTCCATTCATTGTTAAGGGCGATGATAAATAAAAGTAGGCACAGTATTGATGAATACCTCTGAACGAAAATCCAAGCTCTAATACCCGATTAACTTGGTCTATGCGAAATATAGTATTAATTAAAGTTCATGTTAATTCCGTTTAAAGATACCGAACCCTGGATAATTAGATATTTATTATTTTAAATATTAATTGGAAAGATGTTTGCTTAATCACAGGTCGGAGAATTCTGATATGCTAAACATTATAGATACCTGAACAAATCTATTTTGTTAACCAGTGGAAATATGGATTAATGGTACGTTGAGATAAGATCTATTAATTTCTTTTTATATCTTTAAAAATATTAATAAATTCTTAAATCTCTTAAATCTGTTCAAATTCTTATTTCGCAGGTAAGTCGGGTTATGCTCAAACCTGAATATATACATAAAATGAGGTAGATATTTATGGTAAAATTATTTGAAGAATACAAGGACGACGTAGACTTATTTAAAAAGTATGGATTAGACATTGATTTATACTCTAACGGTGTATATAATGGAGATATTAATTTAAGACATTTAAGATTAACTGAACTTCCAGATTTTAAAATACACACATGCCGTGGCAATTTTGCATGTTCTGGTAATACATATTTAAAAAGTTTAAAAAATGTACCTACTCATATTTTAGGAGATTTTGATTGTTCATCATGTGGAATAACTAGTTTAGAATTTGGTCCAGTTACTGTCGGCGGTGATTATAATTGTGCTTTTAATAAAATTAAAAGTTTTAAAAGTCCATTGACTAATTTTAAAAATACTTTTAAAATTAATGCTAATTTTATTGCAAGTCTGGAACACGCACCAGATGGATGTGATACCATAAGTTTAAGTTTCAATAGAGTAACATCTCTTGATTATATTCCAAATGTAAGATATTTAATTATTGATGACAATTATTTATTATCAAAGTATACTGAAAATAAAAATATTAAAATAAAATATACATCAGTTCTTGATAAAAACCATATCTTAAAATTAGATTTAATTGATATTGAAGATTTAGTTTTTTGTTTTGAATTATTAAAAAACCATCAAATACAATCACAATTATTATTTTTTAAAAATAATCAGCAATACGAAGCATATCAAAAAATGTTTGATGTCCTTAAAACTATGGGATATGACTTTATACAAAATGATAATTCAGAATTATTTTAATATATAAATAAAAGTAAATATATCATATGAATAAAAAACATATACATTTAACATTTGAATCATTCAGAATGAATGAAGAGCGTGATGAAGAATACTTCGATTACAAAGAACAACAATCTAAAGGTGAATTGACTAAAGTCACTGCAATTGAATTGCAACAAGCAACTGCTAGATCAAGAATGTATGTAGATACATTAAATTCTTTAGATGAATACGCAAGACTTTATGAAAAATGTGATAGAATGGTTAAAGAATTAACTAATAGAAGAACACAAGCCAAAGATAATTTAATGGGAAGTCTTGATAATATTTTTGATACAATTGATGGTACAATAACAAGAATTGTTGATACTCAAAATGTATTAATTACTATTTCTAAACATGACCCAGAAAGAGTAGACTTAGTTCCAAATTATGAATCTGCTTTAGAATATATTAAAGAAAATTATACTGATTTATCTGCAATTGTTGATGAAGCAATTGAAGCCACTATGAAAGAGCGTCCTGCTCCTGCTGCAAGAGTTTCTAATGTTTCTGTAAAAAGAAGAATTGGTGGTATGAGAGAATATGATCCAGGTTTAGAAGAATCTAAAAAAATATCTGAAAGTGTTACAGATTGGTTAAAAAGTCTTTGGGAAAAAGTTAAAAGAGTTTTTTCTAAAGTTGACAATAATTTAGATGCTGCTAAAAAATTAGTTTACGAATCTTAAAAACTTTTTATTTTTTTGATAGTAAAATATTATAACTTTATGATACTTATTCCCCCCGATAAAAAGACTATTCGTATTGAATAGTCTTTTTTCTTTTAATCTTCAATAAAGTCAAAATCTATATCAAGATTATTATATGCAAATGATACTGAAAATGTTTTAAATTGATTTCTTACATCACCATGATTGAATGTTATTGCAGTTTGTAAACCTTTATATAAAACATCACCGTATTTTATTTTTAGAGTTCTTAATAAATCAGTGTCATATATTTCTATAGATATATCACCTAAATATTCATATTTATTTTGAAAACTATAAAAATCTAAAAAACATTCCATGAGTGCAAAATAATTCATAAAAGATTCTACTAATTTAAATTCTACCGTAAATGACCTATCGATTGACCTAATTGCTTCAAATCCAGATCTCCATTTTTGAGCCACACGATATGCACCTTTTTGCTCTACGATTTCACCATCTAATGTAGGTATTGTTACTGATTGAACAGTGGAATTCATAAAATCATAAAAATTATTATATGGTATTTGTGATTTTTGTAAATATTTTTCGTATTTTTTTACAATTTTTTCTGGAAAAAATCCAATTGGAAATACTAATTTGAATAAATTACTTTTTACATTTAAATGCATTGTATATTATTAATTTTATATTATATATTTTAAATAGAACTTTTCAATGTTCTACTAGTATAATTCAAATATTCGATAATTTTATGGTAATTTAAAATGTCAAATGAAACAAAAAAAATAGATTTTGTTTTTATAATACTTAAAAAATACAATGATTCTGAAATTGAAGAATTACAAAATTTTATAAATAGAATATTTAAATTTGATAATATTAATAAAATTTATATTTATACTACAAATATAAATAATTTTAAAATAAATAATATAAATATTAATATATTTGAAAGATATAACACTGGGGATTCTTTATTGTCTATATTAAGAAATAGATATATTTCAAATGATTTTATATTATGCACATCTAAAGATTATCAATATAGTGATGATGTTTTATTGTATATGTTAAATAATCCAAATACTATACCATTATTGCATAAAGAAAATCCAGAGCCATATATTAAATTAGATGAATTTAATAGAATTAAATCCGTTAATTTTGAAAAATTGGAAGGATTTGGATATGAATATTTAGGTATACTTAGAATGAATAAAAATATGGCACTTACGCTAGTTCAAGCATATCATTTAGAATTCTTTAATAAAGAATCAAATATGTATATTACTAGTAATGATAAAGGATTTGATATTTTAGATTTATTTAATCGTACAAATTGGGGTTTATTTACTTTTGATATTTTCGATATGAGTGTAATAAGATGACCGAATTAGAATTAAAAAAACATAATGTATTTTTAGATATTGCTGAAAATATATCTTTATTTTCAACATGTGCATCTAGAAAAGTTGGAGCTATATATGTAAAAGATGGTAGAATTCTTTCTACTGGTTACAATGGTGTACCATCAGGACATATACATTGTAATGAAATTTTTAATAGTAATTCACCAGATTATAAAAGATCTAAACATACAGAATGGTCAAATATTCATGAAATTCATGCAGAAATGAATGGTATAATTTATGCAGCAAAAAATGGTATTAGTCTAAAAAATTCTGTATTATATTGTACAATATCACCGTGTCACGAATGTGCAAAAAATTTAATAAATTTAAATATAAAAAAAATATATTTTAGAAATTATTATGATGGTATAAATGTCAATAATAGTAATTTGGAAAATTATTTAAAAGAAAGTAATATAGAATTAATACATATAATAAAGGATTATATAATATGAACTTAGAATTAATTGAAAGAAATAATGATGAATGGTCTTACAGATTTACTTCAAAAAATGGAGAAATTTTGGTATGGTCTGAAAATTATGCAAGTAAGAGTAATGCTAAAAGAGCTGCAATTACATTTTTGGATAATATACAAGATTTCTTGATAACTCAAGATTCTTATGTAGTCGTTGAAAAAAATGGAGAAAAACTAATTGTTAATGAAATTATTTAATAGGTAGATTAATGGCTACAAGTGTATTTTATGAAAAGTATAGACCTAAAGATTTAGAGAGTATTGTTTTACCTTCTCGTATAAAAAGATTATTTGAAACTTCAGAAGTTACTCAAAATTATTTATTTTATTCTGGACCTCCAGGTGCTGGAAAAACTACATTATGTAAAATACTTTGTCAACCATATGATTCATTAGAAATCAATATTTCAGATGAATCTTCGGTTGATACTATAAGAAATAAAGTAAAAGATTTTATATCAACTGGAAGTATTGTAAATGGTGCATATCCAGATAAAATTGTATTTTTTGATGAAATTGATGGTGCATCTGATCAATTTTTTAAAGCGCTTCGTGGTGTTATTGAACAATTTGAAGATAACTGTAAATTTATAGCAACTTGTAATTATATTACAAAAGTTCCAGATAATATAATTTCTAGATTTTTTCCTGTGCGTTTTGAACCGGAAAATGAAGAAGAAGAAAAAGAAATTTTAAAAGGATATTTTAAAAGGTTATATGCTATAATTAAAAAACATGATATGGAAATTGAAAAAGACGTATTAGTATCTTTAATTAAGAGATACTTTCCAGATATGCGATCTATGTTAAATATCATACAATCTTTACATATTTCAAAAGTTAAAGAAATACAAATGTCTGACATTGTTAAAGCATCATATGATAATATAGATATATTTGAATTTTGTGTTTCTAAAAAAAATTCAGTTGAAGCATTTAAATTATTTTCAAAAGCATATGCTGGTAAAACAGAAGATGTATTGGTGTCATTGGGTGACAATTTTATCGAATGGCTCTTAGAATCTAATAAAGTAAAAAACGTTGAAGATAAAATAGGTTTAATAATTAGAGAAGTTGCAATACATCAAGTTAATACTAAGTTTGTAATAGATCCTATTGTTAATATGCTATCATGTATTTATGCAATTCAAGAAATTATAAATAATAATTAAGGAGTGATAATGTCACAAAATGGACCAAAATTTATAAATCCGTTTCAGAAAAAACAATCTGCACCGACTGCACCGCCTAAACCTGTAATACCACCAGGTAACCGTGTCGAAATACCTAGAGAACCTGCGGCATTCAAAGAAATGTTTGGTTTTAGACCAGATGAAGTTAATATATTAATTTGTACGCCATGTTATGGCGGTCAATTATTTAATTCATATTTCCATTCAATTATAGAAACTATGAATTTTTTGTCCGCTATTAATATTAAATTCGGTTTAAAAACTATTGCAAATGAATCTTTAATTACTAGGGCAAGAAATACTTGTGTTTCTTATTTTTTATCACACCCAGAATATACACATTTAATGTTTATTGATGCTGATATATCTTTCCCATACGACGCAATTTTAAAATTATTAAGAGCAGATAAAGATATTACATCTGGAATATATCCTAAAAAAACATATAGGTTTGATAGATTACCACAGCTTTTTAAAATGGAACCAAATACCTGGTTACAAGATACTGAAGCTAAATTATTAGATTATGTTGTTAATTTTTACGATCCTAAAGCACAAATTATTAATAATTGTATTCGTGTTAAAGATGCACCAACTGGATTTATGTTGATAAAACGTCAAGTATTTGATGATATGAAAAAAGCATATCCTGATTTAAAATACAATAATGATTTGGCACTTGATGAATCTCAACATCACCCTGATAGTTTTTGGTTATTTTTTGACTGTATTAAAGACCCACAAGATGGAAGGTATTTAAGTGAAGATTACGCATTTTGTAGGTTAGCCCAGAAAATTGAAAAAGAATGTTGGGTTGATGTTACTATAGCATTATCGCATACTGGTATGCATAAATATAAAGGTAATTTATTAAGTATTTTTGATATACATGAGTAATGAAATAGTAATAGATATTAATAAAATGGACAATACTGTATTCACCAGATTTTTAATAAATCATAAATCTAAATCTGGTGATATTGTTTCAATAGGTGCTGGCTGCGTGTTTACTACACATAAATCTGTAGCGTATATATATAATCAAGATATTGTTATTACATATCCAGATACTGATACAGTACACATGGATTTTCCACAAAGTTTAGGATATGAAATTGTATATTTAGATAAATTTATAGTACCACAATCTAAAGTAAATTAAATGGTAAAATTAAGAATTAAAGATTTAAAAAATACATATAAAGCAAATTCTATATACATATTTAAGTTTAAAGATTTAAGTATATTAGGTTCTTATATTAAAAATGAAAATAATATTTATATTTTTGAAATAGCGGATTTATCGTATGAAATGTTACTTGATATAAAAATAAAACCGAATGAATCTACAATTAGTATATTAAAAAATGTAACAGATTCTCCAGTATTAAAAGAAAACATTAGTTTTTATAATTTTATATTTTAACTATCTTCAATAGTATAATACAATATTAATTTAATAGTACCATTACCACCAGTTGGATTGCTGGTAAATGATTTAAAATTAAGAGGTTGATTATCTTTCCAATAAGACACAATTGGAGATTCAGTATTATTAATAGATTTAGCATCTTTTCCACTAGATGTTCCATTTAAAAGTGTAGAATTTAAAGAAAACATTGGATTAGATGCTGTATTTATTATTAAACCAATTCCTGCAGAATATGTATATGGTGTAGTACCATACGTATAATGTAAAATATAGTTGTGCACATTGATATATTTTCCAGCACCCGGCGCTGGTATTAATTCAATTGGTGATGAATGACTTGATAAAATTTGAGATTGATTTATCGTAATAATTTTTTTTCTTAATCCAGCGTAATCATCTATTTCAATTGTAGATTCTTCAATATTTCCTATATTGTCGGAATATAAAAATCTTTTTGAAGTCAAGCTTGCTGATTTTTTATTTAAATATTTTGAAGTTATTCTGCCGTGCCCATTAATATAATATTTAATATTAACATCTGAATTTGCAGATGGACTTATTCTAAAATCTAGAAATCTGGCATTCGCTAAATCTGGAGATACTGAATTATAATTTATTTGTCCATAAACTAATCCAACATTCGCAAATGCATTTAAATTTGTATGGTTTAATTTTATTCCATATTCATCATTTATAGTATTAAAATGTATATTAGAATTTGCGCCTTTATCATGTAATTTCAATATAGACGTAGATACCACAACATTTGAAGAATTTAATCTTAAAGAATCATATTCAAAGCCATCAACATCATTGCCGAAACTGCCTTGTGGTCCTTGTATACCTTGTGTACCTTGAAATCCTTGAGGTCCTGTTATACCAATAGTACCTTGTGGACCTTGAGGTCCCATATTAGAAGATATTACAGCTTTATACGCTAAATTTCCTGGTGCTGTTGGAAAAGCAATGCCAACATTATTTTGGTCAATTATAGAAATATTTGAAAAATTTGTTACTAAATTTCCGCCGTCAATTGCCTCATAAATTTGTACAATGATATTTTCAGATCCAAGATTATGATTTATAGTATAAACATTATTAAGATTTGTACCAAATATATTAGAATAATTATTTGAAAAATCTAAAGCATTTGATTTAATAGTAACTGTTTTATTTAATTGATTTACATTAAATTGTATATTTTCACCAGCTTTAAATGTCAATTTATCATTTGGTATTGACGCTGTAAGATTTGCAATAGTTTCATCTGAAAAACTTACGGTGCTATAGTTATTTCCAGTATTTATTATTCTTTTACTATTATTTTTTTGCAAATATAATTCATGTTCTGTAGCATTATAAAATATTGAACCTGGAACATATCCTCTATTTAATATTTCAGATGATGTAACATTTTCTATTCTTAAATTTGCAGATTCGTTATTTTGAAAATCTACAATACCATAAATTTTTTGTTTCATTATAATTGTGTATTATTTTTACTAATATTTTCAGACATAAACGCAGGTTTGATATTTTTAATAGAACTATCCAAGAAGAAATTTGTATTTTTTCCAGGCAATTCAACAAAATTTAATTGCGTGATGTCTGTTTTTATAGAATCCGGGTTTATCGATTTTGATAAATCAAATTCTAAACCTTTTGATAAATTTTCTTTTATATTTACGATTTCTTTATTAAGTACATTTTTAGAAGATTTAATAAAATCAGCTTGCGCTCTTTTTATAATATCCAATTGATTAAATTTCATAGCATCTTCTGTTAATACATATTGTGAATCAAATTGTCTAGGGTCTTTAATATCTTCTATTTTTAATGAATTATCAGTTTTTATTTCAAGTCCAGATCCAATTTTTTCAGTTTTTGTAAATTGAGAATCTAAAGGTTTTGCGCGTTCACTGACAAAATTGTTAGACGTTACTGCT